TGGAGTAATAGCACCAGTTCCAGTTCCATCAGCAGTCGGTATATAGCTTTTTACAATACTATTTTCAATAGCACTCCATACAGGAACAGCAGCAGTTCCAGAGTTCCTATAAACAACACCATCGTTGTTAGTTAGAATGCAACCTGGGGCGAATTTTGAAGCAGTTGTAAAAAAAGCACCGTGCGACTGACAAAGGGTAATTAAACCAGCTGAATTGGTTTCTTGAATTAATATTCCTACTAAATCTTTATCTGTTCTCATAACATTATAGTTATGGCTATAGGGGGTGTTGCCACCCCCACAAACCGATTAATTAAGCGTTGATTAAGACATCAAGAAACTTCTTTTTACCATCAGCAAAGGTTTTGATACCAGCTAGATAGGAAGTGAAGACATTAGTTCCACGCTTATCAGCAGTAGGACGCATATCAACTTTCTTCATATCCTGAACAACAACATCAATAGCACCTTTCTTACCAAAGTAAGAGTGGATAAAGTTGTAAGTCCAAACATTTGAAGCGTGAGTTAAACCTTCAGCAACAGTTAAACGACCAGAACCAACAGCTCTAACAGTCACTGTTTTAGCAGTTGTGTCGTCAGTAGCAGTGATTTTTAAGTCTTCTAAAGTAGCTAAATCAGCAGCAGAAACAGCAGTGTAAGTATCTGAAGTTGTTCCTGGATTATTTAAGGCAGCAGCCAAATTAACACGGGTAGCAGCAGCATTATTACCAGCTACGATTTCACCAGCAACAGGACTAGAAGATAAAGCAGCAACAAAGGTAAATTTAACACCGTTAATAGTCACAGTGTCATTAGCAGTCACATCTTCTTTTAAAGTCAATACAGCTTCACCAGTCAAGTTCTCTGAAACAATTAAGTCAGCACCTCTGACAGTCCCAGCATAGCCATTCTTAAAGACATAACCAGCCAAGTCAATGGATTTACCCATTAAATACTGTTCAATGTCGGAAGCACCATAAGAGTCAATAACCCAGCAAAGATTGGTCAATGTTTGGTTCTTGCTTCTTAATTTAGCAGGCATACGAACAACAGCTTTTGGAACATTAGTAGAATCTAAATTGAAAGGAACACCAGTAGAAGCACCAGTTGTTAAATCACCAGTGTCAAAATCAAACTCAGCATTCAAGGTTTCACCCAAAATACGAGCATCTAAGTCGGTAGCTACTTTAATAGCAACCTGACCACCAATAACCTCACCAGGATTTAAAGGACCAGCTTGGGTCACTTCACCATCGGAAATGTAGAACACAGCTTCTTTCTCCAAATTGATAGTCAGCAATTCGCTGGTATCAGAGATAGAATCAATAGTAGAAGCATTGCCACGGACAGTGGAACGAACACGAACACCAGAAATATCATAGGCGAAGCGTTCTACACTTTCACCATATTTCAATTTCTTTTCAAAACGCAAGTTAGCAATTGATTTACCTACCAAAACCTTATTAAAGATTTCTTCGTAGGCATTATCAAAATGCTCTTGGAAATTAATTAAACTCATAATAAATTAAATCGGTCTATAATTTTAAGCGGTCGACAAGGCTATCATTGTATTTCTTTTTAAGTTCTGGACTAGCCATTACCTCTGAGAAATACTCTGGGTCATTAATTCTACTTTCATCGTAGACTAATTCCTTGCCACCACGAGGAGTAGATGTTTCCATCGTTCTCTTACCAGTGACCGTTTTACTGTAAGTCTCCTCTATTAGTTGCTGAAAGGTCTTATTTTTATTCTCTGGGAGTCTAGCTAATGACTTTAAGACATCTTTATTGACTACGCCTTCATATTCTGGCATAACCTCAAGAGCTTTGTTGATATTCTCGGTTAGAGCTTTATCAACTCGTTCTTTAGCTTCTTTCTCCAAGACAGGCTTAATTGCCTCTTCAGCATCACCTTTGGCCTGTGCGTATATGACTGACGATAATTCCGATAAGAAATTAAGGTCAACATCATATTTATCAGCGATAGACTGCAAATCAGATTTAATCTCTGACTTAGTCATATCCTGTGCCTGAGATTTGAGGTATTTAATCTCTCGTTCTAGGTCTTTCTTTTCTTTTTTGATTTCCAAGAAAGTCTTTAACGGGACTTGTTCCTCAGCTCTCTTTGGTTCAATGATGTCTTCAACTGTTGGAGTAGCTGGCTCTTCAGTTTCAGGCTCATCAACCTCAGTATCTTTCAACTCCTCCTCAGGAGCAATGGTTTTTTCTTCCATATAACTTTTTATTAAGCTTGAAGTCCAAGCTGGCCGTATAACTTTGGCCTTAGTAAAACGGATAATCTCCGCTTACTGCCCACCAAGATTGATGAGCAGAATAGCGATTATTTTCCTTTTGATTCTTCAAGTGCTTCTTGATACTTTTCTTCAGCAGTTATTAACTGGTTCTTTAATTCCATTAGTGAGTCTAGTTTAGCTAGGGCAGAAATTAGCTCTAAATGGCTCGCTGTTGGATAAATAACTGTTAGCTGGTAGATTATACCATCAATGTCTTTTTGTGCGTTAGAAAGCAATTCTTGCCCTCCCTCGCTTTCTGTTAGATTTTTGATTTTTAGTAATCGCTGTGTTTGTTCTGACATATTAAAACTTTACCTCTGTTTGTCGTTCAATCTCTTTCATCTCGGCTTTAATATCTTTGCTGTTCTTTTTAATCATTTTGATTTGTCGTTCTAGTTCTCTAGCTGCGACAAAGTTCTCGTGATATAGCCAGATGTGATTGCGTAATTCTTCTGATACATCTAATACCTCTGGGTGAAAGTGAGATATGTTCTCACACTTGGCTAGATTGACACCTCTTTGGGCTTCTAGTTCCTTAATAGCTTGCTCACCTTTAGCAACGGCATTAGTATAATCTTCCTTGTTATAGACTTGTTCAAAGTCTGTCTTAACGATTTCTCCTTTAGTGTTTAGTTTATATTTGGCCATTTGTTTGAACCGCCTGAGGCATCTCAGGTTGTGGTTGATTAATTAATTCATTATTTAATGGGTTTAACTCTGGGTTTAACATCTCTTGGGATTGTTCATTGACTAGCTTACGGGCTTCGTTTCTAAATATAACATCTTCTAGCGAATCAATATAGGCACTAATAGCAAAGAATTGTCTGTCATTGATGTCTTCTTTATGGTCACGCAGATAGTCAACCATTCTCTGTTTGTATTGATTATTGGCAGCGTCATTGATTTCAATCACCTCGCCCATCAATAAGCTCTCTAAATCTCTATCAGCTTCAGACATTAACTTCTCATTTCCATAAGAATTAGTATCAAGTAGCTGTCTGACATCTTCTTCACTTAGTCCTGATATTAAGGCTCTCATTTCAAAAGACTTCTTTTTGTTAATCATCGGGTTATTGACCTCTGAAGCCAAGAAAGCCAGTTTCTCGTTCCTATCTTGCTTACTGGCCATCATCTCAGCATTAGAAGCCTCAACAGTTATTCCGTATTCATCACCTTTCTTATATAAATCACGCTTGCTAATCTGTTTAACCTCTACTCCATTAGGACCAAGTATCTCAATAGCAATCTTCTTAATTAAATGGTCTTTAACTCCGTTCTCGTATAGTTTAGCAAATCTCTTATAGCCAAAGGAGTAAGATTTGTTTAATAGGCCAAACCTATCAGCCATAGCAGCCTCATTTCCTTGATAGATACCAACCTTGCCTTTCTCATCTGAAGTACCTTTAGCTTGGGCTGTAACGCCTGATGCTTTCTCTTGGATGCCCTCTAGTATTTCAAAAACCTGAATAGGGGTATTAATGGAAGGTGTAATGATGGTCTGATAGGCTCTGTTAATATCAACGCCTTTCTTTACTGGAATAATTCCGTCTTTGCGATACTTAAGTTTGGTTACATCGTCTATAGCACTGACATCAACAGCTCTCATTGGCTTATTGATAGCATCAGCGTTGTCTAACATCTGACCAATACTAGCGTCTTGGGCTAGGAATAAATCTCTAGCATAATCACAATAGCTTGGTGTCCAGAACTCGGTCAAATCAGGGAAAGCAGCCCAAGTCCAGAAAGGCCACATATCATTAGAGAACATATCAGACAACTTCTCACAGCGAATCCATTGGCCTGAGTTATCCATCAAGATATAGTATCTCTCACCCTCAAAGGTAGTGAACCACTCCCAGAGCTTAAACTTGTTATGATTATTGTTCTCTTTATCACCAATAGTTTCTTGGTTATAGGAACGGCTACGCTTATTGGTTTCCTCTTGATTCTCTTCTGTGGAATTACCACCGCTTTCAATTAATCTTGATACTGCTTCCTTGTTGTAAATCTTATTCTTAACTCCGTCTTTTAGTTGTTTAATAGTCTTGACTACTCCCCAGCGACCCATAAAGAAAGCATTCTCAATATCAATACCACCGCAGGACGGGTCAATTAGAAAATCATAGACATCTACATTCTCTAGGTTAGACTGATAGCCTTCATCAGATGAGGCATAGTAAGCATAAACAGCACGGCCATAAATAATACCTTGCTTCTTACCGACAATATCTTTTAAGTCCCAG